CCAATGTTTACCAGGAGAGCTTCAAGCCCGACGAAAGCTCCAGCGGCACCATGCGAGACTACCTTTCCATCATCGCCACTCCGAACTTCGTCCTGGCTGGCTCGTTCCTTACCACGGCTGGCGGTGCTGCCAACCGACAGCTCTTCATCCGCGTTACTGGTTACCGAGCCAAAGCTGATGCTGACACTTACGCTGCATTGGTGACCGAAGAGATCAACCAATGAGGCTGATAGCGTGGTGAAGGTGTGGGGCAACTATTGCGGCCCTAATTGGACAGCTGGACAGGCACGACCTGCAAAGGACATTGACAAGCTGCCGTATGTCGCACCGACTGACGCGCTGGACAGCGCTTGTATGCAACACGACAGAGCTTGCTCAAAGAATGGATGTAGTTCAGCTGCTGATCGCAAGCTCCGAAACACAGCTCTTCTCCTGGCATTTACGCAGCGACGACTCCGAGAACCAGCTCTCCTGATCGCAGCTGCCATGAGCGCTGCTGAAAAGACCCGAACGAGGTGAAAGTGAATGAACAATGAACAACTGATGCAGCTCCTGGCAGCCATGAACCCCGAACTCGCTCCAATCCTGGCTATGCTCGCCCAGGGTGACCAGATCGAAGAGAAACCGAAGCGCAAAGCTTCGGCGTATAACCGACGGTATGCAGCTGCTTACCGGCGCATCAAGAAGAAGCACATGCTCAAGAACGGCAACATGGCGAAAGGCTGGAGCGGTAAGCGCGGTCACGCCAGGATTGTGAAGATGGCTCACGCTGAAGCAAAGAAAGGAGGACGACGACGATGACCGACGATATGACACCAGCTACAACTGAAACCGAAGCTCAACGAGCTTCTAGAACACAACGATTCGCCACGTGGCTCATGGAACGTGAAGAACGACGTGAAGCCAAGGAGTCAAACCTCGAAGGGCTCGTTCGGTTGAACGTCCTCGTTTCGTTTCTCACTCTCGGTTTGGTCGGTGGCTTCGAAACTGTACGTCTTGCTATCACAATGATTCCTTACTTGTGAAGGTCACAGATCCACAAGTCCGGTAAAGACAACCGCTCCTGGCGCGGACGCGTATCGAAGAACGCCTGGATTGGCGCACGAGCGAGCAAAGGCTGCTCAACTTCCGCCTCGAAGCCGCACATCGCGCATCGAACTTTCACAATTCATACCACCGTTTCAAGCAGCGAAACGAGCAGAACCGCTTTTCATCGATGGCGATGTTGTAATCGACCTCACTCACGATGATGAAACAACCCTCTGCATCATGATGAAGGTCAGCATCGCAACAAGCACAAGTCATTCTTCTTCACACTCCGGGCATGGTTTCGTTCCCATCTGGTCAATGTAGCGATGTCGAACGCAGACGATGGCGTTCATTGATTCCACCCTTTCTCTTCGATACACGCCATGCAGGCGGTGTATGTTTGAATGTCGTCCGGTAAATCGACAAAATAGAGGTCTTTGTCGCGGTCTCTAAAACAAAAGTCGCATTCAATGCGGTAGATGAATGGCTTCTCACTCATACGTCTCACCGTCAAGGTATGCTTCGGCCTGTCTGAAGGTTTTCTGTAGACGCTGGAGCGCCTCCAGGCCCAAAGTTTTGACCGCAATATCCACGATCTGTGAAACTTTGAGCCTCTTTTCCTTCGCCTGTGTCAGAATCGCGTGCGTTTCGTCGCTTACAGTTATGCTGTATTGGTTCCCCATGAGCCTATCGAAGCGACTTGAGGTAATAAAAATAATGTTATTTCCCTATCAAACAGATAGGATTCCCAAGGAAACTCTTTACCCTATGGCTAGTTAGCAAAGGGGGAGGGTGGCGCGGGGACTAACTTAACTCGTGCATCACCCATAGAGAAGATTAGGTGCTGTTCATATAGCGTGGCGCGCTTTTGTGTGGATATGGGATTCAAGAAGACCTCGGAACTTGTGAACATTGGAGCTAACCTAGACCTTGTAGATGGAACGCCTGGATCGGTGTCCGTGACGCTGCCACTATCAAGCTTGGATCGTGAGGTCTTCGTCGTTACCGATGTTCAGATGGATTGTGAGCGCATCAACGCTCAAGCTGCTCCTGGCTTTGCTGTGGTCACCGCCTCGATCAACAAGACTTCTACCTCTGTTGAACAGATCAACAACCCCAACTGCATTTCATCTCTCAGCAAGGTCATGGAGACCACCGCCGTTTCCAATGTTTACCAGGAGAGCTTCAAGCCCGACGAAAGCTCCAGCGGCACCATGCGAGACTACCTTTCCATCATCGCCACTCCGAACTTCGTCCTGGCTGGCTCGTTCCTTACCACGGCTGGCGGTGC